GGATCGGGGTAGAGGGCGCCGATGATCGGAGCGGCTGGGAAGTTGATGCCCATCAGAGCCTCGCGTCCAATTTAAAAGACGAACTGCTTTGTATAAGAATGCGAGCGCCCGCCGCAGCAGTGCTCACGCACTGCATACTCATACTGTTCAACCCGATACTTATCGAAGAAGGGGCGTTTGCGTTAATTAAAACATAAGTTGGCTGCGTCCAAGTCGGTGCAGCGCGCATTGTTACTGGAAACTTATACATAAGACCGACAGCGTTAGCACCGACACCAGTGCTTGCGTTCTCCGAGAATAATTGAGCGGTGACCGGTTCCATAAAGAAATATCTTTGACACGTCACCAACTCCTGATCATACGGACGCATGATCGTCGGCGACTGTGCAGCAGTTGGTGCTTGTGTGCCGGGGAGGACGGTGACGCCGGTTATGCGGAAAACATCGGACGTTGCAGCAACAGCGTTCACCTGTCCTGGTGCAGCAATGTAATTCCCCGCTACCCAGGCATTTGCTGAAGGTGCCGTGAGAGTAGCGCCGCTAGCCATCGCAAAACTAACTGACATGCCAACCGTATTGTCTTTAGCCCAGGTGCCAGTTGTGTCGCCGGGAATGGTGATGACATTGTATTGCGGAACACTGGAAACATTATGTGTGTAGGTGAAGCCGTAAGAACGAGTAGCTCCTCCATTGCGGACAGTCCCGGTATAAACTCCAGCCCTGAAGTGATCGGTCCAGAACCCAATCGTAATTGGTTTTGCGTTAGCAGTTCCCCACGCTAACCGTGCGATACGATATCCTTCAATAGGTTGGTAGAAGCACACAAAATCACCAGCGCCCATTGACGCTTGCGCCGTCGTTGCTTGGCCCCACAAATAATTTGTAAAACCAGGAAACGTAACTGCATCAGGCTGTTGATTTCCATAAACAACACTCGTCCCTGACCTGATCTGTATCCAGCCATCGCAAATATATTTGTTAGGGACGCTTGTTCCTGTAGTGCCAATCTCCTGACTGACCTCCATGCTGCCGTTGATCTGCATACCGCTGTAAGCAATCGCATCATAAGGCGCAGCGTAGGCGCGCACGGCGTCGACATACTGCTTGGGCGCAGCTTGCAGCGCGGCCGCGGGATCGCCCGGCAACGTCAATGCGCCGCCCATCGTGTCGCCGGCCTTGTTGACGAACACCGAGGCGTCGATCGCCGGCGTGGCGACCGCCTGGACCCACTGCGAGGGGCCGGCGCCGTCGTTGTAGCGGATGTAGAGCAAGCCATTGTCACTATCCCACCACATCGAGCCGTCCGGCGGCGATGAAGGCGGATTATCGCTGATGTAGAGCGAGGACTTGGCGTCGACGTATTGCTTGGTGGCGGCCTGCAACGCCGCGGCCGGATCGGCCGGCAGTGTGAGCGCGCCAGACATGGTATCGCCAGTGCGCTTGACGAAGGCGAGCTGGTCCTGCGACTGCGCCACCCAGGCGACGCCGTCCCAGCGATACTGCGGGACGCCGGCCTGCGGCGGGGTGGGGTGCAGCTCGCCGACCGCGGGGGCGTTGGGGAAATTGATACCCATCAGAGCCTCGCATCCGCAGTCCAGTGTAACGAATATACATTCTGATCAACGCGAGAGAGATTTGCACTATCCCATGTCTTTGTGCTGGCCTGTAGGATAGATACGCCGCCTATATCTCCACTAGTACTATTGCTGTAAATATTTCCTTCTATGCCGGATACTGGACTATAAATTTTCATCGTTGGAGAAACTCGTTTCACTGTTTTAAAATAATGGTTTGATGGATTGCCAAATCCACCGACGCCGTTTTGTACCCACCTCACAACGCCGCCACTTGTAATCGAACCTGTGGCGTATCCGTAATCGTATGAACTCTCCCAATACCTCTGACACGTCACCAACTCCTGATCGAACGGCCGCATCAGCAGCGGCGACTGCGCGGCGGTGGGCGCCTGAGTGCCGGGGAGAACAACGACGCCGGTAATACAGAATACATCTGACGTTGCCGCTACACCATTAATAGCGCCAGTAGCCCCTATAAATAGTCCCGCAGTCCACGTTCCAGCGGTAGTTTGATAGGTAGTGCCAGTCATCATCGCGAAATATAAATTTAATCCGACACCGTTATCCTTGAGCCACGTTGCAGCAGTGTTGCTGTCGCCGGGTATTGTGATCGTCTTGTACTCAAAAGAGTTAGATACATTAACAGTGAACGTGAACACATAAGAGCGATTACCAGCGGCGTTGCTAACTGATCCAGAATATGTACCAGTACGTACCGCCAGTACCCAAAACCCCAACGTAATCGGCACTGCATTTGCCGTTCCCCAAGCAAGCCGTGAAACACGATAACCTTCCACATGATGTATTATATTGGCGTAATGCCCAGCCGCAGGAGCTGCGTTTGCAACCGGGACTGTTATCTGTAGCATCTTGGCAAAGCCAGCAACCGGACCTGTTGTTGCTCCTATTGCCGATAGTGTCTGTCCGCCGACTGAATTAACCACCCAGCCATCAACAATGTATTTGGCCGCATTGATGACACCAGAACCTGTCGAACCCAGCTCCTGACTGACCTCCATGCTGCCGTTGATCTGCATGCCGGAGTAGGCCATCGCATCGCCGGCGCGGGCGTCGACGTATTGCTTGGTAGCAACACCGAGCGCGGCAGTGGGATCACCAGCGACAGAAAGCAGTCCGGTATCGCGGGGCGCAGTCAAAACCAACTGCCGCAACGTCCCGTCATCACTGCGACTGTGCAATGTGAAAGCAGAACCGAGATGTGACCCGGTTTCCGGCGAGGCATCACCGAGCGCCATTTTCCAGCGATTGACACCAGCGGTCTTGCCCCAGATCTGACTTTCCAAACCAGAAGCCGTCTTATCCAAGCTGAACGCTGGCGTTGCCTTGGCAACCGTCAAATCGCCGGTCATGGTATCGCCGGCCTTCAGCACAAACGACGACGTATCAACGACTGGCATCGCAGTCGCTTGTACCCACTGCGAAGAATCGCCGTCGTTGTAGCGGACGTAAAGCATGCCGTTGTCGCTGTCCCACCACATGCTGCCGGCGACGGCGTTGGACGGCGGGTTGGATGAGATCGTTACCTGCGAGGCGGCCAGCTCCCAGTTGGCGGCGTTGAAGGCGCCCGGCCCGTTGGCGACGATCGCGCGCCAGATCTTGTCGGCATTGGTGACGATATCGCCGATCGCATAGATCGCGGCGATGTCGAAGAAGCGAATCGCTAAAAGGGGCTTGGGAACGCCAAGCGTGGCGGACGCGGCATCGCCGACGCTAATCTGGCGATTGGCGGTGTTAACGCCGATCTCGCCGGGTTCTAGATTCGGCATCGCGGTCGCCGGATTGGAGGTCCGGCGGTGCCGATACTGGGAAGTCATCGCATCCCTCGCAATCAAGCAGCAATCAGAAACTTAGCTTACGCTTAGAAAACACCGCCGTCGATGACCGCGGGCATCGAGCTGACCGTGGCCCAGACCATCGAGCCGCCGGGCGGGCTGGCCATGCGGGCGTATTGCAAGCCATCGTTCGGCGCGTCCGGGAAAGTGCCGCCGGTCAGGCCGATCGGCCCTTGCGGGCCGGTGGCGCCGGCCGGCCCCTGCGTTCCCTGGATTCCCTGCGGGCCGGTCGGCCCCATCGGGCCGGGGCCGCCGGAGGGGCCGACATTTCCGACCGGACCCTGCGGGCCGATCGGACCCTGGATCCCTTGGGGGCCGGGCGGGCCGCCGCCGGTGGCGAACGCGGTCGGGATCACCTTGCCGAGGCCGCTGACACCGGTGGCGGTGACGACTTCGGCCGGGTCGGCGTCATCACTGGTCGGCAGCCACAGGGCAACGCGGGCGTTCTGGGTCATGGGATGATGATGTCCGAGGCGTGCCAAGTTCCCCACATGCGGCAGCCAAGTTGAGGTGCCGTGGAGAACGTCAGGTTGGCGCCGGAGCTGGAGAAGTCGACGGCCGGCTCCTGGACGATGCCGTCGATCGAGATCGCCACCTCGGCGACTTGCGTGGCCGCGACCGGCTGGTCGCCGAGGGTTGGGTTCGGATAAGTCATGGTGAAGTTCTTATTCACGCCGTCCGGCACTGGCGTGATCTTGATTTTGAACACGGAAATGGCGCCGGGCGCGAGGGCGCTGGCTTCAACTAAGAGATCCCACTGCACGATGCTGTTGACGGTGGCGCCGACCGCCAGCGTGAGCGAGTTAGCGGCCTTGTCGACGGTGTAATCGGTGCCGCCGACCAATCGGATGCCGTTGAGATGCACGTCGGTGTCGTTATCGGCCAGCAGCGGGACGTTGCCGTGGAAATCTGCGCCGCTGAAGACCTTCTGGCCGGCGGTGGCGACGTAAACGTAATTTGACTGATACGCGGGCGTGAGTTTGATCGGACTGACCCACTGCGTGCCGTCCCAAATGTACAATTGGTTGACATCGGTGTTGTAGTAGAAGGATCCGGGCAATAACGGGCTTGGCGTGGTCAGGCCGGTCTCGGGATTGGTGCTGCCGGGCATCGGCGGCTGCGCCCAGGCACCCAAATAGTAGAAATTCCAGTGACCGACCAATTGCTGGGCATACAAGGCCCACCATTTAGCAGACCAAAGCCCGGCCAGGCCGCCCTCGACTGGTTGGTAATACAAACCATGACCAAACGGGTGGTTTTGGATGTAGGCAGGCGCGTCGTTGGGGTTCACCACCGGGCCGGCGAGGTATTCGGCCCACTGGGTGGCTTCATTCTTCGCCGCGATCGCGTTATCGGCCTGGGCGTGGCTGTAATTGGCGTCATTTTTGGAACTGATCGCCGCGGATTCCGCCCGATCGGCGGCATTTTCCGCATCGGAGGCGCTGTCGAGCGCGTTGATGTTGCCATGAGAAATTGCGCTGAGCATTTTCGCCGCGGAAACGGCCGCGGCCTCGGCATCGCGAGCGCGTAAATCGATATCGCGCGCGGCCGCGGTCACCTGCGCGGCCGATTGCGCGGAATTATCCGCCGCAGCGGTAGCACGGCGCTCGACGCTGTCGATTTCCTGGCGGCTGTGCTTTAATTCGGTCTGCAATTGCTCGCGGCCGACCGAGTTGCTCTTGAGCTTGCCGTCGTCGCGGCGGATATCCTCCAGCGCCAGTTGCGTGGAGTGGATCGCTTCGATCAGATTGTGGATCTGGGCGTCGAGCAGGTCAGCACTGACCATTCCGCGCGGGCGATCGGAGAATAAAATCTGCTGCTTGGGCCGGACGATCGCTGGCATGGCGGCGTTTCCATCGCGGACGATGACAATTATCGCACTGAACCGCAGAAAGGGAAAGCCAATGATCTCAGCCGAAGCC